CCATTATACCAGTTTAGGTCCATATATTTAGAATTCCCACCGTAAGCTACACAATCTGCTGTTGATGTGTACTGCCAGAATGTCCAGGGTACTCCGTCTTTTGCCCAAACAGATGGCATTCTCGGTTGTGCGGCACTTGTATAATTAGCAACCCACAACTCATAATTCAAAGCCCATAATTGGCTGTTGTGGTTTGGCCTACCGTTCCAATATCCCTGTGATGTGTAAATAATAGGTCTTATTCCTGATAACCTTTCTACCTCATTTAAGAATCTTTTCAGTTCATCGAATGTGCAATTACCGTGATAAGTAGTTGATTCAAAATCTACAACGGGAGCTATTTCTCCGGGATCTTTTATCCACCGATCAACAAATAACTTGGCTATCTTTTCCTGGTTCATTAAATGTAACGGCCAGCCGTATGCACCTCTTGGGATGCCTGCCTTCTTTGTTCCAGCCCAGTTTCTATCAAACTCCTTATCCTCGTTATAACCGAACATGGCACGGATAAATGAGAATCTAACTCCCATAGACTTGGCTTTATTCCAGTTCATCGTGCGGTTGTGATGGCTGCAATCTAATCCCAATATTTTTCCCATAATCTCCTCAGTTGTGATCTATATCCTGCTTTAAATAAATTAAGTGGTTTATCAATACCGGTAACTTCTTTCCAATTATCCCCACGCAGTATTGATAATATTGAGGAGCGAGATACACCAAACATTCTCCCTAATTGACTTTGTGAATATTTCCCTGTTTTGTATAGCTCAACAATTCTCAATACTTTTTTATTGTTTAGCTTAGACTTTGGGTCATCTTCTCCTCTAAGCGTTGGATGCCTGCCCTTGCTATAACAATCCCTGTTATTTATTAATACATCTCCAATAAAGAGATGGGAAGGATTGCAACACGCCGGGTTATCACATGTGTGACACACCCACTTTCCTTTTGGTATATCTCCTTTTATTAAAGTATATGCAACTCTGTGCGCACCTATTTGTTTTCCTTCTATATGAAATGCGCCGTAACCATACGTATTTAAACTCTCCATATAATCCCAACAGTCGTCATCACCAAGAACATTAATCTTACTCCAAAACCTTTCTGGCACGCTTTTTCTTTCATAAATTCCCTTTGGCATAATATTCACCTCAATAACATTATACCATTATATAGCTGACATCATATCCTTACATCGTTCCCTTTTATCATTTCTTTAGCTCCTCTTTTACAATTCGCCGTATCATTTCTTCCATTGATTCTACTGGTGCAGGCTGCTCTACTTTAATGGATTTCTCCCAATCTAATTTATGTTTTTTATTCCATTCGAGAAATTTACGAAAATCCCTATTTGTTTTGTCAAGAGGAATACTTGCCCCATCTTCTCGTCTGATTCCGCCCGGCTGTCCTTTTAAGTTGTAATCAATTTTATATTTCATAATTCTATTTCCGCTTTCACGGCATCCTCTGCACTATCTGAAAGAAAATAACCAAACCCAGCCGCAGTAATGATTCCCTGTAAAATAAACGAAGTAGTTGATGCAGAAGGGCGAACGCTTGGCTGTCCACAGTTGAAAACTGTCCATACTCCAACTATTGACATAGTTGGATTTGCTCTTTTCTTAACCGCAAAATTTACTGTAGTTGCAACAGGATTGCCAGTTGTAGCATATCCCATGAAACCCATGCTACTTGACGCTCCGTTATTGACCATTATCTCATAATATCGTTGAGATAACGAAAACTCTTGTTCATACGCTCTTGCCACAAAATCCGTTGCTGTTTCTCCGATTTCTAATTTCACGCCAGTAATATATATTGCATCATCTATTACGCCGTCAGTCTGGTCACAATAGATAAACACCGCAAGATTCGCCATTGAAGCCGTATCTATGCTTATATCTTCTATCGTGAAGGTTTGCCACGAAGTCGTGAGCGTATTAGAACCGGGCGCATTTTCTCCTGTCCAGTTTGCAACAAATGTGCAGGTTGCCAGCCAAGCATTTACAACATCGGAAGTTACTGTATCTGCTGCTCCATCCCATGCAAGGACAATCGCTTTCAACGAGTGGGTATTATCATCTGCCGCCGCCATCCTTGCTTGAAAGGAGAGAGATGCTTGTTTGCCGGAAAACGCCATAGCATCCTTATTTTCTAATATCTGTAAAATGCCGAATTGTTTGTTGGCTGTTTCAACCTCAAGTTTAATTGATGCTTTTGCTCCATCTGGGATTACGGTTGTTTCTTGAGATACATCCACAATATCATTCCCGTCTGATAAGAGAATCCACCTATCTAATAAATAAGTATCATCGCTGTTTGCTGGTGTAGTTGCTCCTGTGAATGTAGTTCCTCTTTGTGCTACTCTGAAACTACCGTTGATTAGGAAGTTTTGCGGATGCTTATTGTCAACATACGCTTTAATGCTTTGCTGTGTTGCCAACATTGTTGCGCTGTCCGTAGCCATGTCATCTTCATCAAGAACATCTGATATGTTAGCGGTTGTTGGAAAATCAATATTATTTCCATTCAGGTCAAGATCTCCGCCAAGTTGAGGAGTAAGGTCGTCTACAAGGTCTGTTCCACCACCACCAGAAATATAAACTATCGCTCCATCATAGTAACAAATTATTGCACCTTCAGACAGGCCAATATCAGCAGCACCAGCACAAGAAATGTTATCAACTCCGTGCCTGAATGTAAGCGTATCTACTCCAGCATCGGAGGCGTAAAGAACCGCCATATCTCCCGTATCCATACCGCTAATTGTGTCAATATCATCAGCCGCCCCTGCTTGAGGTTGAAGTTTATGACACGCCTGCGTAAGTGTTATAACACCAGCGGCAACTGTTAATTCTGTCGCCGCTTCTAAAGTTAGGAAGTCAAGTGCGTTTAATGCAGTCCCTAATGCGTTAACATCTGCAGCATCATTGTAATCAACTCCGTCTGTAAAAGGTGTAAATGTATAAGCCATAATTTCTCCTTATCCGTATCCGTATAGTGAAGCAACTGAGCCGGTATCAATACCGCCGGCCGTAGCGTATATCGTAATTCGTGTTATTGCTGCTGTACTTCTCCAAAACCCACTCGTCTGGTAACTATATATTGGTGCAAGGTTCTGGTATTTCATCTGAGAGATTATAGAGCACGTTTTATGAAATACTGCGCCAGAATAATTGTTTATCCAAATTACTCCCTGATTCGCAATATCAGCGGTTCCGTTTGCCGCCACCATAGCACCGGCGTAAATATGTGTATTACCAAAAGATTCAGTAGTACTGACACCGCCGACTATGTTTGTCTCATAATCATAATTAGCTCCACCATCATTGTTAAATAGCATTACAATGGCTGCGGTAGCTGCGGCTAAAGTACACCTACCCTGATAGACCACTTTCAGATGTGTAAAATATTGAGGAGTTGTCAAGAAGTCAAAAGAGCCAGGCACGCCTAATGTCTGAGTTTCAATAAGTTTTAATCCACCAGCCCATTCAGGAGCGGTTGCGCCATCGTTGACTGTTTGTACTTGTCCGCCAGTTCCTATTGCCAACCTTGACTTATTCGCTGCTCCTGTATAATAGTCAACATCCCCTGCAGTAGTACCTACCCACGCCGCTGCAAAGTTATCTTTCAAGTAAGTATTCTGATTGGCCGCTGTCCACAAATCACCTACGGCCACCAAAGGGACTGCGCTATATGCCATAAAATTCTCTAAATTCTTTTAACATTACATAATTATTAAATTCCGTCATTTCCCATAATCGAGCGTATGCTTCTTTATATAAACATTCTTCGGTTTCTATAATGCAGGTTGTGTTTTTAATAAGACTCGGCAATATTTCATCAACAGTGTTTTTAAATTCCTCTGTCCGTGAAGGCAATCCAAGTTGATAATCTAATCTATGCCCTTCTTCATGGATACATAATCTTGGGTTTGCGCAAACAATATAATCAAAATCAGCAATATAAAACCCGCCGATTCCAAAGATTGATAAGATCGCTATAATAATCTGTATCATTATCCTAACCCATATAATGAAGCTATTGAGCCGGTATCAAAATCGCCTACATCAGTATATATCGTAATTCGTGTTATTGCTACTGTGTTACGCCAGAATCCGCTGTTTTGGTAACTATATATCGGTGCAGCATTCTGATATTTCATCTGTGAAACAACACTGCACGTTTTATGAAATACTGCGCCAGAATAATTGTTTATCCAAATTACTCCCTGATTAGATAAGTCGGCAGTTCCTGATCCAGCGACAATGTCGCCGCACTTCATGTAAGAAATCCCAAAAGATTCGATAGTGCCGCCAACTCCGACTAAGTTTGCTTCGGTATCATAGTTGTTTCCACTATCATTATTGAATCGTAGGTAAACTGGGTCAGTATTTGCCGCCAAATCACCACGACCCTGATATATTATTTTGAGATGCATATAATATTGAGGAATTGTCAAGAAGTCAAAACTTGCGGCAGGCGCGCCCAGTAGCTGTTCCTCAATTAACTTCAATCCCCCTTCCCACTCTGGAGCAGTTGCACCATCATTAACTGTATTTACTTGTCCGCCAGTTCCAACAGCAAGCCTTGATTTGTTAGCCGCTCCTGTATAATAATCTACATCTCCAGCGGTTGTGCCTACCCAAATAGCAGCCATGTTATCTCTTAAGTAAGTATTCTGATTTGCGGCAGTCCACAAATCACCAGTTGCCACAAGAGGAACTACACTATATGCCACGCTTTACTCCCAATTTATCAAGCAGCTTAGATTCTTTATTCTGTTTCTTCAAGTCGTTTAGAGTTTCGTCTTTATTCCACGTTCTTGATAGCCCTTGTATTTTAGGTTTTGAATATAACACCCTGCTCAACATTTCTGTGCCAGCTTTTTTAATTACCTCTCTTTCTTCAAGTATTTCCTCGATTCGTTTTATTTTCTGCTCATCAGGAAATATTACTTTGCGCCCTTTTCCTTTATATTTAAAATTGCCACATGAGAAGCAGTAAAACAACTTTTCATCCATAGACACATATTCCACACCATCACATTCACATCTGGCAATCCACCTACCCCAATTTACTTCTGCATATATAGGGTCTTTGCCTGTTATCTCCCCAGTAAACGGTGTATCTAATAACCCCTTTTTTCTTAAGATAGTACAGCGTCTATTTATCCACTCGGCATGTGTTTTGCATCCGTCTCTTTTACATAGGTCTTTTGCTGTTATCATAAATCTCCTAAAAAGCGAATATAGTTCCTACTCCCATTTCAACAGTAAACATCCAATATCCTTCTACTTCCATGTGTGGTTCTAACCACCAGGTAGTTAATAACCTTCCAAATCCATAATCTTCGTGCCTTATTCCTGCAATACGATATTCAGCATCTATTGTAAGATCCGCTATTTCTAATTTAATTTTATCATATAGATCGTACCCTAATTGAGCAGATACCGGGGAGTATATTTGAATTATCGGGAAGCGGTTATCGCCTGCAAAGAATCCAACAAGGAATGACGAGAGGTCAATAGATACATTAATATTCTGCTGCCAGGGATTATCAAGCTTGAAAACAACTCCTTCAGCCCCATCTTGAATAGGAGTAGTTTCTGGCGTGTCAATCGCTTCTCCTCTAACTTTTACAGCTATGTATCCGCCAGCCGCATTGTTGTTTGTAAACTCTAGTTTGGATGTTTGCCCAAAGTCGGATTTTACCAGAACAATATCTGCCGTTATATCCGCACCGCCCCCACCCTCTACTGTGTTTACTGTATAGTCAGTGGTGGCAGCACACAAAATTCCTTCTGCTGGCACTTTACGATTGTCGTAAGTGTAGTCAGCCCATAATGTTAAAGTGCCACCACTCGCTTCTATGTAAGGTTCTTGATAGCAAGTCCATATAGTTCCAAGTGCTTGTTTCTCTTTAGGATAGGTAATGATTTTTACAAGATCGAATTTGTTTTCCCAGGGTTGCGGGATTACAACACTTTGCCCAACCGTTGCTGCTGTTAGTGTAAGTGTCGGTGCTGGGCCTACATAGTGCCGGCTGTGAAAAGTTGCTTTCCCATCATTCGCAATATAGAATATTCCAAGTTCACTTTCAACGACTTCATCAATGGCAAGGTTTACGGATTGACCACTGATCCAGCAATAAGGGATTGTATCTGCTCCAGATAATATGTCGGTTCCCCAAATAGTAGGGTATTCCATATAAGCAAATATTGCCGTAAGTACAGTATCCGCATCTGTATTTGCTGCAATATCAACATACGCTTTACTACGTCTTAATAAATCATTCCCATCAACGACACTTATTAACACAGTCTTTTTTCTTCCCTTTTCAATCGCCTCAACGTCATCAACTATTCCAGCGAATACATCATATTTAACTGCGGTAGAATGATCAACCGCAGTAACTTTTATGTACTTGCCTATTCCTACGTTTGGATATAAAGGACTTGCAGCATTCAATGGATCATATCTACCATCTTGATTCTTTAATTCAAATTTTAATGTACCAATACTTTGAGGCTGAAATCCCTCACCACTTGACCTAACTAAGTGTTTTCTTCCCCTGAAACTTCTGAATGAATTTTGAACAACCCACGCATCCTCATTTGAGCCGTCAAATACACTATCCTCATCCCAGTCAATCTCAATTCCAAATGTCATATCACCAACAGCAGGACATTCCCACTCACCGTAGGGGCAAGAACCGTAAAGAGCCGCACCATAAAGAGCCATTTATATTCTTATTCTCCCACCACTTATTCTTACGCCCTCTTGAATGTAGGGATTCAATATGTCTTGTACTTTACTTTCGTTTGATAAATCAACACCATAATTATAGTTGTTTGTTACGGCACCACCGCCGCCAGCTGGGACAGTTATGTTCCTTGAACCCCCAAACTCGGGTGATACTGGTGTGCCAAACATTCTTGAAAACCCTGTGCCAACCGGAACATACGCGCCTTCAAGTACTTTTAATTTTTCTAACCAACCGGCAGCAGTAGAAAGCCACCCTATTAAAGTTATTACTGCATCTATAATGCCCTGAATGGCGCCTGCAATGTCCATCATCTTATCATAAGAACCTTCCCCAAAAGCCATTTCAACTCCACCCTCTATATCACCGCTTTGCAGTAAACCTATAATGCCGACTAATCCACTACTGTCATCTCCTATCAATCTGCCTAACCAATCAAAGAAGTTTTGAATAGCCGTCTGTACTGCTGGACTATCCAGAGCATTCATAACACCTTCCATTAATACTGTAAACAATGGTAAAACTTCAATCGCTAACTTGTCACGCAGATTTTCCATTGTTACCTGAAATGCCGCAAATGATTGTGCTGCCGTTCCAGCAACTTCTGGCATATCAGCGGTATTCTCTTTAAGCTTAATCATAACCTGGTTCATCAATGCTGTTTGCTGTTGAGTTTTACTTAATTGACTTGCTACTAACCCATTAGCGCCTGCAAAAACCTCATAGGCTTCTGTTGCATCAACTACTATTCCTAAGTTATCTAACCATTTTGGAGATAGACGGCCAATGCCTTTGACTAAACTGTCCATCATAAAGTCCATATCCGTACCAGTGGCTGCTGCCACTTTTGCTAAATAACCCAAAGCATCTGGTAGAGTTTCAGCGAAATCCTTGCTTACTAATTGTGATGCAATATTAAATTGCTTCATCAGCTTAGTATTATTGACCATGCCAAGCGATGAGTCTTGTAAAGCCTTCAACATGACTTTACTTCCACCATCATATCCTGCAGCCATTCCTTCAAACGCTTTAGTTACGCCCTCGACTTCTGCTCCTCTTTTAGCAAGAGCCATTGTGCCTTTGGCAAGCATACCAATAGCAGCAATACTAAAAGCACCAGCAATAACACCACCAAGTAATTTGGCTTTTCCTGTCAACCCCTTTAATTTGGTGCTAAATCCTTTAGTGTCAGCGGTTACTTTTACTATTAGATTGCCTAATGTCCCTAATCCGAACATTTATTTTTTCCTCAAGTCTTTGCCTCCAAAGGCTGTGTTTAATACCTCAACTATTGACTTTTGATGTTTCCATGTTTGCGGTTTCTTCTTCACTGTTTCAGGCATAAAATCTGCTGGCTTGTACGCTTTCTTTCCTTTGCCTCTATTCACATTCGCTATTACAGCACAAATAGTACCTGCCCGTAAATCTGCTCGATATTCAAGCGGTTCGACTTTACTGTATTCAAGCCATTCCTGCATCTCTAAACTGTCCATCCTGGATAACAACTCCTTCTTAGTCATTCCTAATTTAGCTGCTAAGCGAAAATAGAACCGATATTCAGGATGGTGATTTAGTTTTTTGCTATCTTCTCTATTACGCCTTCCGATAATCCGCAAAGATCACCGGCAACTTCAAATACTCTTTGAAGTGCTTTAGCTGATTTCTTTCCAAGAGCTTTGATGTCAGCAACGCTGAACATTCTCTCGCCCTTTTCATCAACAACACACTGCACTATCAGCTTTGCGCGAATGTTCTTTGTGTCAACTTCTGACTTTCCATCTTTGACTGTTACAATGCTTCCTTCGAAATCATCACGTTCTTCTCCGGTCATTCCACGCACACGCACATCTCCGCCCCATTCCGGGACTTTTACAATCTTAATCTGTGTATCTGCTTTCTTTAGTATTTGTTCTCTTGTCAGCATTTCATATCCTTTCTACGCTAACGTTGGTTCTCCTGAAACTGTCAGGGTTACTGCCGCACCGAGTTTTCCGTCTACTGCCATATCTGGCGTAAATCCGGTTACAAGGCATGGGCATATCCAAAAGCTTGTATCCACGAAAAGAAGTTTATAGTTATTAACTGATCTTGCGGTCATATTGTATAAAAGACCTCCAACCGCTTCTTTGTGTGTTGCTCCCGTAGGAACGAAGTTGATATCTAATGTGAATTCTCCACCGTCAAGTAAGCCGCCCACTTTTTCTCTGAACGCGCCAGATGAGCTGTGGGAGGTTACATCAACCGTTTCTTGGGACAAGCTCGGTCCAGAAATGTTTGTTACTTCTGCAATGGTTGTCCATATTTCAGGTGTTGCACCATTACCCATTTGCAATAATGAGCCAAAGGCTGCTGTTCCATCTCCTGCTGCCATAATTTATTCTCCTTTCTTTAATTTAATACTGGTAGTCTGACAACACATATATATAAATCTGCTGCTGTTACTGCTGCATACAAAGTTTGTGTTCCTGACTGATTCCAGCCGTCTTGCTTGAATGGTCCAAACCAGGCATATTCACTTATCCCGATTGAATAAGTAGTTATGTCTCCTGTACGATTGAACTTATCCACAACCGATGAAATGGTTATGGTCTGCGCACCAGCATTGTCATTCCTGATCAATATTAATTCTCGCCCGGTATTCGTAAAACTGAACCCATCTGCAAAGTCTGCGCCTGATGACTG